AGTAAAAGCCAAGGGCTATGTTTACTTTGATGGCGCCAAAGACTATGATGTAAATATCATAGGCGTGCGTAACTCTTCTACTGGAAATGATGTTACCAACTTATTTGATGACACTATGACTGTTGCTTACAAAGTAGCAGGTAAGTGGGTATTCCACCAATGGCAAGCTACTACAGACCCTGGAACAAAAGGTGTTAAAGAGTATCACAACGCACAAGGTGTGGCTCGCTTAGTACCTGGACAATATCGTGGTAGTCACGGTATCGGTCTTCACCAAGGTAAATACGAAGCTTTAAAGCAAGCCAAACCCGTAAAGGTTTACCGCGATGCCAACAAGGATATGACTTACGATGAGAAGTTAATCACCGAAGGTATCTATGGTATCAACATCCATAAAGCTGGAGCTGACTCTACTTATGTAGAAAATTGGAGCGAAGGTTGCCAAGTGTTCAAGCGTGAGAAAGACTTTAACCAGTTTATGGATATTGTCCGTCAAGCTCGTGGCATCCATGGTAATTCTTTTACCTATACTTTGATTGAGTCTGGCGATTTTATTGCTGCTGACAAAGCAAAAGGTGAGGCTAAGAAAGCCGCCAAAAAATAAATGAAACGATTGGGGACTATCAGTCTCTTATTCTTGGTCAACTCCTGCTTTTGTCAAACAATCTCAAAGGCAGGAGATGGCTGGGATACAAAAATTGACAGTGCGATACAGATAATTAAAAAGTACGACTATCCTAAGTACGTTGTCTTTAAAGAAGTTTGTCAGCGAGTTGATTTTTGGAAAAGTTCTTTTTCTTCCACAGGTATAGTTGACGGAGACTATACCATACTAGTAGCGGATGCAGATGTTAAGTTAAACTCAATCAATAACTTAGCCTGTGTCTTAGTTCATGAAAGTCAGCATCTTATGTATGCAATGCAGGATAGTGACTTAAGTGAATCGGAAGAAGAATTTAGATGCTACTTGTACGAACTCTCCTTCGCAAAAAACATTCCAACCCCCGAGCCTTGGTTACTGGCAAACATTTATGACAAATTGGAAAAATACAAAAAATGAAAAAACTAATTCTGTTTGTAGTCGGGGTGTTGTGCCTTACTACTAGCCTCTTTGCACAAAGTGCAAACACTTCTCCTGGAACTGGTCATTGGGTTGTAATTGACTCTGGCTATCAGGTTGCTACCACTACTGTCGGACAGACAGTAGCACCTTTACATTTCTATAACACATCTACATCTGAAAAGATTACAGGTATGCAGTACAGAGTATTCTATGACAACACTGCGTTTACAGGTGTGGTTCCTTCCTTAAAGATTTCTACTTCAGACCAGTATCTTCAGTACGTAGACAGTAACGCACAAGGATTCTTAACTGTAACTCTAGCTTACACAGGTTCTAGTGCTAGCTTTAACTATTCTAATGGTGCTACTTTTGACCTTACGTTTACTCACGCAGCTAGTGCAGTTTGGAACAACTTAGATTCTATTAAGACTTTGAAAGTTGCAGGTGTTAAATCATTTGCAAACAAAGCTGCCACTAACTGGGGTAACGATACTACATTGGTAGTTTACTCTTATGGTGGTCGTTTCAATCAAAAGGTCTTAAGATTTGCTGCTAAGTTTAAAAACGTAACAGGTTCTGATGCTAAGAACTTGTGGGTTTCTTTAGAAAAGAAAGCTCCTTCAGGATCTTGGACTCAAGTAGAAGCCAAAGCAACTAACTCATTAGGTCATGTTGTGTTTCGTAAATTCTTAGACACTACTTACTGGGATGTACGTATGGTAGTTAAAGGAGACACAATGACTCCAGGTAACGTATTCTCTACTGCAGATGCACAGAAGATTAACCAATCTATCTTAGCTCAATACACTCCTACAGGATTTGACTATTACACAATGGATGTAAACAACACCAACGGAGATATTACTATTGCTGACGTATACTCAGTATACGGAAGATTGGCAGGTAGATTCTCGAGCTGGCCTAATTCTAAAAAGGATGTAATGTTCTTCACAGTTGCTCAGTATAATTCTATTAACGGCTCTTCCACCAACCTTACCTCTACCTACTCTACCATTAATAACTTTGACTAAAAAGGAGACGCAAACTCTACTGGATTTAAGATGGCTCGTTTGACTCCTATCAAAATTGTCAACCAAGCTAACGCCAAAAAGTACATCATTGACAAAACAGTAAGTTACGATGACCCTACTTTAGACGTAGTAGAAATCAACATGCCTAAAGTAACCGTAGATGCAGGTAACTTAGTAAACGTGCCTGTAAAAGTTTTAACTAACGGCAAGTCATTGGGTGCTCTTCAGTTAGACCTTAAGTATGATACAGCTTACTTAGAGTTTAAGAACGTAGAAGTAACTGATAAGATGATGAAGTGGACTTCTTATACCAACCCTTCTAACGGGTTATTGTCTTGGGGCGGTGCAGATTTAACCAACTCTAACTTGCTTGTAGATGGAGAACTTGCTTTTACACTACAGTTTGTTGCTAAGAAACCTCAAGACTCTTGGGCTACCGCAGCAATCTGGACATCAGAAAAGTACGTAGGAGACGACAAAGCAAAAGATATGGTCATCACTCCTGCTATGGGTATTATAGAAGTAAGACGTAAAGGTGTAGTTGCTATGAAAGACATCTCGTCTTTGTTAGTATATACAAACCATCTTAGACACAAAGATGCCCAAAGGTTCCTACACCTATACTCCTAGCTTAGAAAGACTATCTAACGGCACATACATCTTAACTTTGAAAACCAACAAAGACATATTAGATTCGAAACTATTAATTATATAAAACTATGAGCCTTAAAGACAAACTTGGTTTTGGCCAAGCAGAACCCGTAGCAGTAGCAGATAACAATCGTTTTTACTACATGCTACAACAGATGCAAGCTAACCGTTGGAAGATTACTGCCATTGTGTTAGGTTTGTTTACTTTAATTATTGTAGGCATTAACTCTGCCGTGTTCTTTGGAGCATCTATCGGAGAAGATTGGAAAGAACTATTACTTATTCTTTTAGGTGCCTTTGTAGGTAACTTGAATAAGGTAGTAGACTACTGGTTTAACTCTGAAGACCGTGACAAAATGTTGATAGCAAAGGTGGATGAGGAAGATGATACCCCAGAAATTTTAGCTGCTAAGTACAGTAAAAAAGAAGATTAATAAGTAAATTTACACGTGGCTTATCTTTACCGACATATTAGACTTGATAAAAATATTCCTTTTTATATAGGGATAGGTGTTGATGATGATGGAGGAAACTTCAGAAGATCCAAGGCAAAAGAACATCGTAATGAATACTGGCATAATATTGTAGCCAAAACAAGTTACAGAGTAGATATCATTATGAATGACTTGAGTTGGGAAGAAGCTTGTGCCAAAGAAAAGGAGTTTATTAAGTTATATGGAAGAAAAGATAAGTCTCAGGGTTTTTTAGCAAATCAAACTGATGGAGGTGATGGAGGTACTGGTGTAATTGTAAAACCAGAAACACGAGAGAAGATACGGCAATTCCAAATTAGTTTAGATAAGAAAGGAAAACCAGGTAGGGTATGGACGCAAGAATCAAAAGATAAACTTGCAAATACAATACGAGGAGTTAAGCATAGTCCTGAAGCTATCGAGAAGATGCGTAAGCCTAGGGAAAACACAGAAAATTATAAATATCCCAAAGCAAAAATACCATGTCAAGTTTGTGGTTTTATGGCGCAACCTGCTGCAATTTCAAGATGGCACAATAAAAACTGTAAAAAAATTAATCCATAATATTATGTCAGAAGAACAAGAAGAAGGCGGAATGTCTGGAGTTAAAAAGGCAATCATCGGAGCCATCACTACCGCAGTAACTGCAGGTGGTGCTTGGTTTGCTACTACTTTAGGTGGTGGAGATGAGCCTGCAGCTTCAGCAGCTACAGCTGCACCCGCACCCGTAATCAACATTACTAACAGTAATGAGAATCAGCAGAAGCAACAAAATAATGGCGGTGGCAACACTGTAATTATTAAAGAGAAAGCAGTACCAGCAGCAGCTCCTGCTCCAGCTCCAGCTCCTGCCGCTAAACCCCAAGCAGATGAAGAAGATCCTTGGTAGTTTACTAATTGTAATCCTTGTCTATGGTTGTGGTTCTATGAAGACCACAACCGAGGATGAGGTTATTGAGAAAGCAGACATCTCTACTGTCTCTAACTACACGGACTCTATCAAGAGAACCGTGCAAGTTATCAGTATGGACATGACCAAAGTATTGGCTATGTACCCAGACTTACAAGAGAAGAACGTAGGTTTAGGTTTTGCAGAATCCGTATTAGATTATTTAGATGAGACAAATCGTTTTGTATTTACTGAAGAGAAGGGAGAAATCAAGGAAAGGATGGTAACCCAGTTTAAGGCTTCTAAAAAAGGAGTCTTTGAAGAACCCATTGATGGGAAAGGAAAGATTAAAGCAGCACAATACTTTGTGTATGTGACTGTTGCTGACTTTGCCGTAGATGAGGATGAAACTGTAGAAGGAGCTAAAGCTAAAGTAGTTGTTACTACCTTTATCCGTTTGCAAGTTCGTTTCGTAGATGCAAAAACAGGGCAAATCTTTATAGGCTCAGGAGAAGGAGAATCCACTAAGACTGGAGAATCTTTCTTAAAGTCATTAGACGGAATGAAGTTTTCTCAAAGCACAGTAGGTAAGGCTACACGTAAATCACTAGAAACTGCTACAACTAAAGTGATTGAAAACCTTATCAAGAACGGTGTCTTTAAGAGTTAACATATTAATCTTATTGATGTGTATAGGACTGAGTGTAAAAGCTCAGTCCTTCACATACTCGTACACAGACCCGTGTACAAAACAATTGAAGTTCATAAGTGCAGATATGAACTCACCCATAGTAATAAGTTACTACGGACAAGTAAAAAGTTTTAGTTACACAGAACTACAGGATGGTACTTTTGACAACTGGTTAAACTCTACCTACATAAACTTCAAAAATGCCAAACCTTGTGAGGGAGTATTCTCAACAACTACAACTACGACCTCTACTACTACGGTAACTTCTCTAGTAAATAGTGTGATGAATCTAAACTCTTTATCTAGTTTAGACTTATCTTCGACATCATCAATAGGATCTAGTGCTTCAGTAGGAAGTACAACATCCTCAGGAACAACAGGAACGACAGGTAAAAATGGAAGCTCGAATAATAAATCCCGTAGTAATGGAAGTAATAATACTACTGGGTCTTCTAGCAATAACTCTAGTCAAGGTGGCGAATCATCTGGACAAGGGTCCAATACGTCGTCGGAAGGACAAATAGACAACAATGGAAGCACTAATGGAAATAGTGGAAGCAGCGGTTCTTCTAACTCTGGGAGTAGTTCTGGGAGTGGTTCTAATTCTTCTAATTCTAGTAATAGCAATGGTTCTAGCGGAAGCGGTAGTGGAGGTACAACTGGCAACAATAAATCTGAAGAGAAAACTCCTGAACAAGTCGAAGAACAAAAGTCCGAAACTCAACAAGCAGGAGGAAGCGCTTCAGCAAAGTCCGCAGCAAAAGGTAAAGTAGAAACACAGAAACCTGCAATCCTAGTTACAGGAGATATCGTAGGTGTTCAAACAATCAAAGACCAAGCACAAGATGCACGTGGTACAATGTCTCTAACTAAAGTTAAGGGAGATGGTACAGCATCAATTGGATTCTCAGCCGACTACATGCTTAACGCAAAGATTGGAAACTTCAATGCAATGCGTTCTTGGATGGGCGCAAACAACAAAGGACACAAGCATATCAACGTTCTTTCCGCAGGAGTTAACTTTATGCCTAAGTCTTACAACGGCTCAATGCTTTTTGTAAGGGTAAACTCTCTAAAGAATTTTACAGCACTATACGGAGCAGCAGGTTCTTATGGACAACTGTTTGAGGAGGAAGTTATCTCTACTTTATTGATTGGAGGTTTTATGTACAAAGGAAAGTTGAGTAAACAAATAGACGCTACAATTATTGCTGCGGCTGTTTACGCTCCCTACACAAAGTATTATACGGAGAGTTTGTTTGAGTCTCAGCCAATCATAGTTCCCTTTCTAAACATAAACTACTCTATAACTAAGACTTTTAAGTTTGGTTTAACTGGAGGAGGAACCTACATAGCAAACCAAGACATTGTTAACTATCAAATCTTAATGGGAGGTAAGTTAAAGATATGAGGTGGCTTATTGTTTTATTCTTATTCTCAGGCTCTCTAGAAGCACAGTTTACCTATTCTGGATACTTGTATAACGCAAATGGTTCTGGTGCCTCTAACGTAGCTGTAAAACTTTTTAAAAGTACAGCAGGGGCTACTACAAAGACAGGAACGCTAACTAAGATAACATCTGGTATTCCTTCTGATAGAGGAAGAGGAGGTTCTGTTTTACACTCTACCCTTAACACAGATGAGAAATCAGTTGCTGTAACTATTCCCTTTACGGTAAGTTATGCGGGTACAAATTATACAAGTGGTCACGTTAATGCTAACTCTTGGTTTACTTTTGGTACAAGTTCAAGTTCTGGTTATAACGGAAGTGCTACCAGTCCTAACCAACCCACCATCCATATCGGCTCGGTAGATAATGGTTCTACAGATAATAACGTTTCTTATGTCTCGACTGAAGCTTACACAGATGGAACTTACGGAGATGTGTTTAGGGTTAGGTACGAAGGTAACTGCAAATACAATCAAACAGGAATCAACTATGTTTGGGATTTGTACTTTATCAAGAATCAAACAGCAAAGCAGATAGTAGTTTGGAGAACATTTACTGCTGATGGTTCAAACCAAGAGGTAATGGGTATATCCACAGGTAGTGCGTGGATGGCAAATTCATTCGTTACCTCAGGTACTTTTTCTAGCACTAGTTGGGAGATAACATCAACGTCAACCACAACAACCTCTTCTAGTTCTTTAGACGCTACAGCATACACAAACTCATCAGGCTATTATTCTTTCTCAAGAACTACAGTTGCAGGGAATCAATTTACGATTCAAGTAGATGCGCCAACTAGAGTGCAAGCTTATACCACTACAGACATACAGAATATTTCTAACATAGTTTTAGGAAAGACTGCAATAAATGGACTTTCTTATCATATGTTTGATGTTAATGATGACGAGAGAATAAACATAGCAGACAAGTACTACATAGCTGCTAGGAAAGCAGGAAGATTTTCTAAGTGGAGAATCGCACCTGATGTAAGAATCTTTACCCTAGCTCAGTACAATGCCATAGTAGCTTCTAAAGTAAACGTACGTACAACTTACCCTGGAGTTAGTACGCATACAACCTCAACTTTAACTAGTGGAGGAACTCTGAATCTTTACCTTATAGCTCCAGGATACTCTGGGGCAGTAGCTTATTAACCATGAAAAAACTAATCATAATCCTCACAACCGCCCTCACGGCATCACTAGGTGCTCAATGCTTTACGATTGACACAGTAAGAAATCACACTCACTTGCAAACTATTGCAGGTAGACCTGTTGACTTTGGAGTAGTTCCTACTGCAGAACAACTAATCTCTAACAAGTATTCTATCTGCGACAATGGTATTAAAGTAGAGTTAGCTTTAAACACAATTGCTGTTCCTCAGAGAATTATAAACATCGTAGGAATACAACTGCTAAAGAGAGATTACGTAGTCAATATGTCTATCACAGCTAATAACATTACACATTATTCTCGCAACGTAAAGACTGTTTATGTAAACGCTATGTTCCTTACCGTAGAGCAGATTCCTGAGAACAAAAAGGCATACTCTAAGGCAGTTGAGAAGTGCTTAATTGATTTAGTTAAGCAGTTGTAGCCCGTATTTACTAGGGTTCTTACCCCTACGGCTATTTTAACTTTTGTAGTTAAGTTCCAAGTTTAACTTAAGTAGTTATAACTTTTGACTTGACTTTTTCTATTAGCTTAGTATATTTGCATTAGTTGTAACAGACAACCAACCACATTATGAAAAAACTTTTGAGACAGTATCCTGATCCTATTTTAATTCACAAGGACTACATTGATGTCCTACTCAGACTCGCAGGATACCGTTTGTCTGACTTATCTGTCACTATCTTAGCCTACTCTAGTTATAGAAAAGCATTGACCTCTGAGACCAAAAGAGAGATTGCTGAGAAGTTTAATACGAGTATCCAAGTAATCTCAAACAGCATTACTAAACTTAGAAAGCAACAGTTGTTGTTAAAGAACAACCTCAACCCTAAGTTAAAACCAGAGAGTGACAATCAATCAGCATTGACTATCTATTTTACTTTAGACAATAAAAGTAAAACAAAGAAACCTGTAGTTACAGAAAACCCTGCTAAAGTAAAACAAGAGGAAGTTGTTGCATGAGAAAAGACCTTCAGATAGAACTCAAAGTATTTGGATTATACAGTACGGCAGCTAATGAGTTAAAGTGTACTAGCTCAGAGGTGGACGAAGTTTATTCTTGGTATCTAAAAGAGATTGTGGATTCTCTTAAGAAGACAGAGACTAAACAAGTCTACCTCAAAGGCTTAGGTAAGTTTAGAGCAAACCCTGCTTGTATTCCAAACATCTTCTATTTTAATATTGTAAGGTACAGAGAGATGGCACAACACATGGTAATTTTTCCAAAGTACCATACTCGCACACGGGCGAGGTTTATGCTAGAGACTTACAACAAGTACAAAGCACTCTATGAACAAGGTTTACAGAAGATGGAGATTCTTCTTAAAGAACCTATATTTGATAAACCTACCTACTATAAGCAACAACAGAGGCTTATAGATTTCCAAAAACTAAGACTAGATCAACTATATGAATCCATTTCTAGATTACATGAACTTGCTGAAGCAAGGAGTCAAGAATGCAGACAAGATAATCGAGGGGATAAGCACGAAGACATTGAAAGAATTCAATTTACTAAATGAAGATGACAAGCAACGTATCACAGGAAGAATGGATATTTGTCTCAACTGTCCCTACAATTCTAGAAATGCAAAACTATCTCCAGAGTACTTGGAACTCACGGGCCACCCATACTCTACAGGAAGAACTGAACTTCACTGTGCGTTATGTGGTTGTGTCGCAGAGTTTAAAACAGCCTGCCTAACTTGTAACTGCGGAGTACAAAATTGGAACGAACTACACCCAGACAAGAAGTTAGAACTAAAGTGGACCAAAAAACCATAATACATACTCAAATGAAAAAACCATCAATCAAATCAAAAGGTATCACAAACCTAAAGAAAGCTTTCCGTATCCTTAATGGTTGCGGGGGAAACAAAGGCACTAAGTGCGGAGTTGAAGTTTACTATATGCCTGCAGATAGTAAGCTCCAGGAGATTAAAGCCTAACCTATGACAAAACAACCAACCAAGCCCCAGTCACCGTGGAGTAAACCTACCTTCCAAGACAAATTGTTCTCAGTAACAAAAGTGTTTTGGAAGACAGGATACTCCTACGGTAAGACTGGACGCAACGATGATTTTTATGCTCGTGTACTAGAAGATTTTGTAAATCTTCCAGAAGACGAGTTTATAGCCAAATACGAAACACTATAACATGGCAACTAAAAAACAATCCTACATATCTGCTGAACTAGAGTGGGCAGAAGAAAAACTAAGAGAGTGGAGACAGTATGTAGATTCAAACCCTCTGCATTCTTTAAAAGATCGTGTAGAGTGGAAACCAACTTCTAAAGGTGGTTCTATTCCTATGGTGATTGCATCCATAGAACAACAGATTAAATCCATCAGAGATACAATGAAAGAGTACCTAGCTCTTTTAGATGTAGTAGATAAACTTCGTGAGAAGGAAGAAGCCAAACTTGAGATACGTGGTTCTCAAGAAGTTAATGGCAAGATGAGTAAGTTTATGTAATATGCACTTAGATAGTCCAGAGTTTTTTGTCAACACTAAATCTATTCCTGATAAGGAATCTTCTGAGTATGTGGCTTTTTGGGAAGCGGAAGATAGAAAGATAACTGAAGGTATAACCATCAATGGTTTTTACTTTTCTCCTTTTGTGTATTGGCACTTAAACTACTGGTCTATTTACGTAGATACTATAGTAGGCAAACGTCAAGTTCGCCGACTAGACAGACCGCAGTTATGGGATACATATCTAGCGGTAGATGATACCATACATAAAGCAGAGAATCATGCTGAGGGGAAGAAAGGTGTTGTGATGGTAGGTTCTCGTCGTATCTCTAAGTCAGTATTGACTTCATCGTATATTACCCATAAAGCAGTTACCCAGCGTGGTAGCGATAATCTTATCAGTGCACTTAACGGACCCGATTTAAAAATTATAACTGAGTACGTAGATTTAGGACTCAGAAACCTACCAGAGTACTTTAAGTTTCCTCGCATAGAAGATGATTGGAAACGACAAGTAACTCTAGGATACAAAGACAAACAAAACGTAAGACATGAATGGTCTAAATTCCACATCCGAAACTTTGATGAAGGCAACAATACGGAAGCAGCTGCTGGTCTCACTCTATCTTCTTTTCTATTGGAAGAAGGAGGAAAAGGAAAGATTCTCAACTGTTTGGCAGCAACTACTCCTTGTTTTGACAGCCCATATGGATGGCGTTGTTCTCCTTTTGTCATTGGGACTTCGGGAGACATGACTAAAGCAGGGGATCTTGAAGAACTCTTCAATAACCCTGAAGCCTACAACTTCCTTGCCGTAGAGTCATTAGACTCAGGTAAGTCTTATGGTTTGTTTATCCCAGGCACTAAGTCTTTGAAGGTTCCAAAAGAACCTAAGCCTCTTGGACTTTACCTAGAAAATCCAGTTCCATCGGAATTAGACGATATAACAATTTGGGTATCTGATGAGGAGAAAGGCAAAGAACAAATCCTTAAGTCTCGTGAGCAGATAAAGAAATCAAGTGGTCTAGAAGCTTACTTGAAAGAGGTAATGTATTATCCTCTTACGCATGAGGAGTGTTTCTTAGAACTATCTCAGAACATCTTCCCAGTAGACTTACTCCAAGAACAACTACAGAAGATTACTAGTTTAGAAGCCAATCCTGATTACGTAGAGTTAGTGCAAAAGTCTGACGGTACAATAGGTCACAAGTTTACTGAGAAAAAACCAGTACAAAACTTTCCTTCTAAGCCTACTGAGAATCTAGAAGGAGTTGTACAGATATGGGAGTATCCTATTCTAGGAGCACCCTACGGTCTTTATACTGCAGGAACTGACCCATACAAACAATCACAAGCCAAGTACTCAACCTCACTTGGCTCTACTTACATCTACAAACGAGTCCACGATATAGCAGGTGAAGGTTGGTCAAACATCGTAGTAGCCACATACACAGGTCGCCCTAAGAAAATAGAACAATGGTACGAGACCACTAAGATGCTTCTCAAGTACTATAACGCTAAGAGTCTTTGTGAGAACATGGATATGGGTTTCATACAGCATTGTATTGAGAAGAACGAAGCACCATTCTTCTTAGAGAGAACACCGTCTTTTCTAAACGACATTCACCCTAGTAGTGCCGTAAACCGTGAGTATGGTATACACATGACCAACGATATCAAAGATTACCTCAACTCTCTTATCATAGAATACATTACCGAAGTGATTGATAGAGAGACAGATAAAGATGGTAACGTCATTAAAGAGAGGTTAGGTGTAACTAGAATCTTAGACCCTTTACTATTGAAGGAGTTGATTAAGTTTACTCCCAAGTTAAACGTTGACCGAGTGATTTCTTTTGGTTTGACTATAGCAATGGCTAAATCCCTAAACGGTAAGTCAGTTATAGTATCCTCTACTGAGGATGCACGTATGCAGGATTACTTTAAATCTACTAAATCTAAGCAACTCTTTAGGACAACTCGTAGTCCGTTTAGGTACTAAACTGTACTTATTTTAAAATTTTGAGTAGCAAAATTAAGATTTGGTATTATTTTTACCGCTAGTTATACTTTAAAAGTTAATACCTTAACATCCATTGTTATGATCATAGAAGCACTCAAGGAGTACACCGATCCACTAAACCACGCATACTTTTACCCAGAGCAATTTGTCTCTGCATCCAAGAAACAAAAGCCTCAGTGGATTAAATCTACTCTAGACTACTTTGCAAATATTGCATTTGCACAGTATAGGCAGAACATTAAATTCCGTAAGAACTACCGTTTGTTTAACGGTGAGTTTAACTTTGATGATTATACTAATGAACCTCAGATTCAAGAAATCATTAATTACCTGTCGGATACTCCTGACCAAGAGCCAGAAATTCCACAACACTTAAAGCACTACCCAATCGTAAACCCTCCTATCAATCAGATGAAGGGTGAGTTGATTAACCGTCCTTTTAAGTATAAAGTAAAGGCTGTTGACGATGCAAGTATTGATGAGAACATAGACTTCCGTACTGACCTTATCAAAGAGTTCTTTATGAACAAGATGATGGCTCGTTTAGAAGGAGTGCCTGAAGAACAGTTAGAGCAGATTCAATCAGAGATGATGGCTGAGATTCAGAATAAAATCTTGGATTATACCTCTACTGCCGAGGAGTGGGGAAACAAAGTTCTTAACGCACTTAAGTATAGTTTTAGATTAAAGGAGAAGTCAAGCCAAGGATTCTTAGATTTCTTGATTACTGGACAGGAGTTCCACCACTTCTATCCTGACAACTCTCGCATAGGATTTAACTACAAAGTAGAGAACCCTTCAAACGTTTGGTACTTAGCTAATCGTAACGCTATGTACACTACTGATTGTTGGGCATTAGGAACTATTGAAGTTCTTTCAGTTAGTGAGATTGTAGATAGGTTTAACTTATCTGGTGAGGAGATTAAACACTTGAACTCTCGTTCTTTACAGAACTTAAGAAACAATGAGTACTCTCCTTTATCTCCTGCTCTCCCTGACCCTAACGACCCTTTGTGGCAGTTAACCTTTGAGAACGTAGGTGACTTTGCTAACGGAGGTATTGACCACAACGTATTCTCGTTTAACTCTCAGCATGCCTATACAGTAGTTACTTGTTACTGGCAGTCTAAGAAAAAGATTTATAAGCGTCAGTACATTGATGAGCAAGGTTACTTGCAAGAACAGTTTGTGTCAGAAGATTACAAGTATGACAAGACTATGGGTGATATTGCCTTGGATGAGTTGTGGATTAATGAGTGGTGGAAAGGCGTAAAGATTGGTGCAGACATCTACATTGACGTTGAGCCTTTAGAGTACAGCCAAACTCCTCCTATTGTTGGTATTGTAAATACTACTCGTAACACTCAAGGTAAATCTCTTCTTGACCTTCTTAAGCCTTACCAAGTTCTTTATAACATCTGTATGAACCAGTTGTGGGAACTTCTTGAAAAGGAAATCGGCGTAGTGTTCTTAGGTGACCTTAAGGTAGTTCCTAAGAAAGATTCTCAAGATCCTATTGAGACAATGCTATGGAACGCTAAGAACAGAGGTACTTTGTTTATTGATACGTCTCCAGAGAACACAGGAGGTGCAGTACAGTTTAACCAATTGTCTCGTGTAGACTTAACTAGAACTGCAGAGATTCAATCTCGTATCCAATTAGCACAAGCTCTACGTACAGAAGCATATGAACTTATTGGAATAACTCGCCAACGTTTAGGAAGCGTAACTCCCTCTGAGACTGCTACTGCTACTAAAGAAGGACTAACACAATCATTCTCACAAACAGAAACATGGTTTGCTTGGCATGACAACGTAATGCAACAAGTGTATCAAACTATGTTAGAGATGGCTCAGTACACAGAGTTACAAAAGCCTACCTCAACTTTAAACTACTTAAACTCAGAACTAGAGACTGTATTCTTACGTATAACTAAGAATGAGTTACTCAGAGAACTCTTTGTATTTGTAACATCTTACGCTGAGGACAGAGTTACTTTAGAACAGTTAAGGTCATTGGCTCAACCAGCCCTTCAGAACGGTGCAGAGCTTATTGAGATATTTGACTTGTACACTGCAGCTTCTGAAAGAAGTCTACGTAAAGTACTTGAAGGAGTACAAGAGCGTAAGACTGCTATGCAACAACAACAAATGCAACAACAGCAACAACAGATGGAAATGCAAAACCAGCAGTTCCAAGCTAAGATGCAGATGGACGCACAGCAAAAAGAAGCAGAAGCTCAACGTGAAGATATGAACAAAGAGCTTGACCGTCAGAACAGACTTGACGTAGAACGCTTAAGAGGTATCGCCAACGAAGGTTCGTTCTCTCAAGAAAAAGACTTAACTCCTTTACTTATCCAACAAACCAACATGGCTAAGGAACAATCTAAGTTAAGGTTTGAGCAATTAAAGAATGAGGACCAGAACAAACTGAAGAGTAGAGAGCTTGATTTAAAGGAGAAAGACATTGATACTAAGCTCCAAATAGCCAAGCAAAACAAGAATAAATACGATAAAAAGAAGTAAAGAATCTTCTTTATCTATATTCACACACTCACTTTTTTTAACCTATTGTGTTAATTTTTTAATAGGTTAACTTTGAAAACAGACAAACCAACCAACCAATTGTCATGAATAACAACCCAGAAAACGACCAATTAGGTTTAGACAACCTAGAGTTCTTTGAAAATTTTGCTACTGAAGATCCCCTAGAGGAAAAACAGTTCGACCCCAACGCCAATCTTGCTCCTGATATTCTAGCAGGTGAGAAGTTGGACTTAGCCGATGATGACCTTCCATTAGGAGGTCAGGAGAAAACACCCGAAGCTAATCCTCCTACTCCTACTAACACACCAGATCCTGCTGATGAAGAGGAAGAAGATGAGGTACCTGCAAATGACTTAGAAGATGATGCTGACGATAACTCCGATGACATTAACTACTATGAAGCATTTGGTAAAGGACTACTTCGCTCAGGTCACTTTGACCTAGGAGAAGATGTAAACCCAGATGAGGTAGAGTGGACAGAAGAATCATTCTTAGAAATGATGTCTACAACCGTTGAGAACAAAGCTTGGAAACAACTAGAGGAAATTGCACTAGAGGCTTATGGTCAAGAAGGAATCGAGTTAGTTAGAGACCTCTTTATTAATAAGGTTCCTGTTCAACAATATCTTTCTAAGTACAACGAACAAGTTGCACTAGAGAATATTGACATGACCAATCCTCAAAACCAAGAAGCAATCTTCCGTGAGTATCTATCTCGTACAGGTTTAGATGCAGATGAAGTGGAAGAGCAACTTGAGTATGCCGTCAAGACTAATAAACTTGAGAACTTCTCAGAAAAGTATTACGTTAAATTACTAGAACGTAGTAAGCAAGAAAGAGAAAGCTTGGCAGAGCAAAGTGCACAACGTCAAAGAGAAGCACAAGAAAGAGAAAATGCAAGACAAGAGTCTTACATTAAAACTCTTGAAGATGCAATCAAGTCAGGAGAGATTAATGGATATCCTATTAATCAGAACGAAGCTTCTAACTTGTTTGATTATGTAACTAGTAGAAGTTATCAGTTACCTAACGGACAAAAGATTAGTGAGTTTGAGTTTACTCTAGCTAAGATGCGTCAAGAAGATCCTCAGAAGTTTCTAGCAGTAGCAAGACTAGTTCAATCTAACTTAGACTTAACTCCTATTAAGAAGAAAGGTGTAAGTGAAGAAACGAACTCAATTTTCAAAGAATTGCAAAACAAGTCTAAAAAAGGACCCAAAGGAGAACCTAGGAAAGAGACCCAACTCTTTAGTAATTTCTTCGGAAGGTAAAAAGAAAGCACACATAAACACTAAAATAAAATGCCTAATCAATCCATTTCCAGAGTTAACGGACGCGTTATAGCTAACGCCCACGTTACCAGCTCATACTATTCCAAGAATAGTTTGGGTAAACTGACTGACAAGAACTTTGTCGAGTCTATGTTGAAATCTAAACCTGACCAGTATGACAAAATCATGTTGCGTCTGTTTACTGACACTCGCTTGTATTCTAACGACTTGTTGGATCTTGTGATGAAGAATGGTAAGCCTTTCATGGTTAACGACCCTAACGGTGTCTTCACTTACAAAATCAAGAAGCGTGCTGAGTTGCCTAAGATTATCGCAAACTTCGCTACTGCACAAGCTAGACCTGGTATCGATGGTCAAGAGTTTGAAATCGTATTCGACAAGCAAGGCTTTGTTGCAAACGATATCATCTCTGCTCACCGTTACGAGCAAGAGACTTTGGTACAAGTTGTATCTGAGCCTGAGCGTTACCAAAACGGATTCAAGTATCGTTGTCGTGCCGTTGCCGCTAACAGTACTGACTTTGTTAACCAACGTTTCTTGGTTGTAGGTACTGAGTACTTCAAAGTAGGTAACGTGTTGGGTGAGTTCACCACTTCATTCTCTAGCTTAGGTTTGTTTGATGGTCACTTGGAAGTAATGGCAGATGTTCTTAGCCAATATGGTGTAGAGCACACTATCACTGACTGGGCTGATGCAACCAAGTTGGGTATGCAGACTGATGCTACTGGCAATCCTATGGATTTGACCTACTATACTTTAACTGATCCTACTGCTGAAGCTGAAAAGACCAAGATTGTAGGTTGGGAACCAACCGTATCTCGTTTGTTGCGTATGGAAATGATGCGTATGAAAGCAAACATGTTGATGTGGGGTCGTCAAGGTCAAGCCAAAGACGAAAAAGGTCGCTCTACTCGTATGAAGCAAGGTTTGTGGCAGCAATTGCACTTAGGTAATATTATCCAATATGACCGTGGTCAATTCTCTTTGAACTTGATTCGTACTGCTATCGGTGACTTGTTCTACAACCGTGTATTGATTGCTGATCGTAAAGTAAAAGTTTACACCAACCGCGCAGGTATGGAGTTGGCTTCTTCTGCTATCAAGAAAGACTTCAACGGTGCCAACATGATGGTATCTGCTGACAAATTCTTGGATGGTAAAGATCGTTTGAAGCAAGGTTATGCTTTCCAATTTGACCACTATATGACTACTGAAACTGGTCCTGTAGAGTTCGTAGAATTGGAACAGTTGAACATGCACGCTACGTTCTTGGAACTTGGCCCTAACAAGAAAACTCCTCCAATCTTCATCGTACTTGATGTATCTGGTCAAGAAGATTCTGGAATCCGTGAGGTAAAATTGTCTACTCGTCCTAACATGTACTACCAGTACATCCCTGGTTCAGTAGGATTCGGAAGTCAACAAACTGTAATTGCTAACAAAGATCCTTATAGCACTTACATCATGAAAGACTTCTGTGGTGTCTTCTTGGAAGATCCTACCCGCACTGTAATTATCAAAGAATACCCACGCTTGTAATCTTAGCGGTCTCTGACGGGGGAGGTAAAACTCCCCCTTTAGGGATATAAGATTAAATAAAACAATCAACCAAAATAATGAAAGGACAAGAAATTGCACGTGGTAGTAAGGTTATTAAACCTTATCGCCGAGAACCTTCAAACTCTAGGAGTTTAGAAGGATCGCTGTACAGGGAAGGATTTAACTTCATCCCAGGTACATCAAAAAAATATTACCCTCGTGTTGACTCACGTGGAGTAATTAGAACAGGACTTGATGAGAACGCAATGAAGTTGCGGGCGATTGAAGACCCTGAGGTAAGAGAGCTAGAGATGCAACGTATTAAGAAACTAAAAACTTACTACGAATCTATTTTAGATGAATCTTTAGAACCTACCAGTACGTTCTATGACGAGATAAAAGAAAACGGGTTTACCCTTGAAGACGGTGACAACATCTTTAACTTAGAGAATCCTCGTGACGCAGTTAACTTTTTCTGGTTACTCGAAACGGATATGATTGCTCACAGTATCGAAGATATTGACAACGGCAAAGCTGATGGATCTATCGTACGTTTCTACGTACACGATGGAGAAGTTGAGTCTAAGAGTGCCTTTGAGCGTAAGAAGCGAATCAACAGTGCGATTGCTGCACTAGATAAGATGACCGCAGTTAAACGCAAGAAGATTCAAAAGCTCTTAGGTTTAGGTTTACCTGCTGACTCAAGCGAGGAGGAAGTTTACAATGCTCTTGACGAGTACTTGAGAATTCCCTCAACAGCACTTGAACATGACCCAATTGCTGCGTTTACGAAAATCACTAACTATAGTGAAGAGACCTTGGCTATCAAGAGTCTTATTAGAGAGTTGATTGACTACAACGTAGTTAGAGTTAAAGGTTCTGTTGTATATGAAGGAGAACATGTATGGGCGAGATCTATCGAAGAGTTAGAACTTATGATAGCAGACCCTAAGAACACCGACATTTACAGTGCCTTTAAGGATAAGATTAAAAACAAAATGAAACTAACCATCCTATAATAACCGAAGATGATACCAGTACAGGAGTTGATTTACGAGTTTAAGTTAAGCTTAAATAAAATGGATAGGCAGGATAACGTGCAGATCCCTTTGGAAGATATTTTAGTTTTCTTAAACCAAGCTCAACTCTCTTGGGTAAAATCAAAGGTAGGAGAGAACAACATCTTTAAAGATGGTTATGAAGGGACTAGAAAAAGGATTGACGACTTACAAGTATTGAAAGTTGATGATGCCTCTTTACCACTACTGAAAACAACAGACGTTCTTTATAAAGGCTACAAAGCTGACTTAAAAACAATTCCTAACTACATGATGTATGTTATGTCTCATGTAGGCGCAAGCAAGGAAGATTGTAAGGCAGGTTTAACAGTAGATTTGATAAGACAAAACGATCTGTCGACTTTATACTTTGATGCAAACTTTAGCCCCTCCTTTGAATGGAGATCGACATTTGCAACTATCGGCCAAGATAACATCATAGTATATACTGACGACTCGTTTGAAATTGAGAATCTCTACTTAACTTACTTGAGGTACCCACAGCCTATTGATTCAGAAGGCTACATCAAAATTGATGGTACGGACTCAGTAACTAGAGACTGTGAACTTCCTTACTACACCAAGCCAGATATCCTGAACTTGGCTAGTAAGTTTGCCGCACAATCAGTAGACAATCAAGCTCAAGCAGTCTTTGCAGAGGACAGAAGTGTTAAAAACTCAGAATAAAATAAAAACATAAAAAAATGAACTACGATTTCACCCAAGTATTTGTTCCTACAAACAAATACATCACCACTGGAAACGGATTCGATGCTCTCGGAGCTCGTATCTTCGGCGTATTTACTCCTACCTATGTTGCTAACACCGACCAATTAGTAGGATATCAATCTGTTAACTATAGCACAGGTGCTCCTACTCCATCATCTACTCAACCTTTCAAAGAGATTGTTGTAGCTGTTGGTACTGGTACTTCTTTCCCTGCAACTAAATTTGGTAGCTTTAAGTCTCCCACAATTAAGAAGGGTAAAGTAACCCAAGTGTCTTACGTTGCTGCTGATGCATCTGCTGCTAAACAGCAAATCTCTTACATCGGCTTTGATGAAGTTAACGATTACAAGTCACCTGCTTTCTCTTGCGATGAAGAGTATGTTATCACTTTGAAAATTGACGAGTACTGGTCTAAAGGTGTATTCCAACCTATGATTCAAGAGTCAGTTCGTGTGAAGACTACTTCTTGCACTGAGTGTGGAGGTAACTGCGATGCTTTGGATTGCTATGATGTTATGGCTGAAGTAGCTAACAAAATCAATGCTAATCCTTTGTTGAGCAAGTATGTAACTGCTACTCACGTATTTAAAGGTTCTGCTCCTAGCTACAAGTACATCTTGACTTTGCCTGATCCAGGTAACTCTACTGCGGAAAACGCTGTATTGGCTTCTTTGCAAGCTTACTACCCATCTGGTACTTACGGTACTATTGCTCTTACTACTACTGACTTAGACGGTGATACCGATGCAGATGCACTAGGTAACGTATTGTTTGAGATTGCTACTCCTGTATTGGCTATCGAAGCAATGCCTACTTACTTAGGTGTAGCTTGGGAAAAAGTTAAGACTGCTGTTGGTTCTGTAACTGCATGTGGTGTTAAGTTGGAAGGTAAGGCTTTGGATGCTTTTGGTAACGCTTGTGTACCTGATGCAGTTCCTTACGTATTCAACTTGGTACGTTTCCAAGTTACTGCTGCTAAAGCACCTTTCACCACTCAAGATTTTGATATTAACGACTTGGTAAGTCCTTGGTACGTAACTAAGACTCAAGACGTTAAATACGCAATCGGTGCTGGTAGTGCAATGGCAGAATTGGAGCGTCACTTCTTCCGTAACAACTTGCCTAACGTGGCTGAGTCTGTGTACTATTGGAATCCTATCTACAACGAAGACGTAAACAGCTTCTTGTATGTAAACAGCACTTTGTTGTACAACGTGTTGTCTATCAAATTCTTGGATGATTCTCCAGTAGGATTTGAGAAGAAGTCAACCAATAGCCACGAGTTGTTAATCATGGTAGATACCACTAACGAATCTGCTAACACTGTTATCAGTTCCGCTAACATCTCTGCCTTCTTTAACTACTTTGCCGCCTAATCATTAAATAACGGGGGGACTGATACTCCCCCCTTTTTAAACTTTTAAAAACTAAAAAAATGGCAAAAGATATTATCTTAAAGACCGGCACATACCTGCAAACTGTCACTAATAAAGACATTGCAGCAGGTGCTATCCCAGGTGTTTCACTTGAGAAGTTCGTAGTTAACTTGTTGAAGAACCCAACTTGTTGTGCAAAGTACATTACCTTGAGTAAAGGTACTGTAACACAGTCAGGTAGTATTACTACTGCTGTGACTTTGAACCAACCTGCTGGAGAAATTACCACAGTAAGTGCGACTATCGGTGCAGGCGCTGCTTCATCTTTCACCTTAAACAACAGCTACATCAAAGCTGACTCTGTTATCCTTGCTACGGTAAATGATACTACAGGTTCTGGTATGATTGCTGTTCAAGTTGACGGAATTGTAGCAGGTTCTTGTACAGTTACTCTTGGAGGTGTTGTTGCAAACACTGGAGTTTTAATTGTTGGATTTGCAATCATGTAATTAATCGGGGAGAGAAATCTCCCCTTTTTTAAAGTAAACTAAATGGCTAACGTACAAAGAAATATAGAAGTTTATAAGGCTAAGGATTGTTCTTACTTAACTGTACACGATACGTCTTACTATCCTATCCTCCCTGATGAGGCAAACATCCAAATTATTATTCCTGGGTATGACACAGGGTTTGAGTTTGCTTTTGTTTTAAATGAAGTTAATGTTTTTAACTCCTACTCATTTGGATTAACTACAAGTGAGACTGAGGACTTTGTAGAATTGCCTGATGGTTTGTATACCCTTTATCTGACTACTTGTCCAGATACAGGTATTTGCACACGTTATCATTTGCGTACTTGCAAGATTGATTGTCGCCTTGCAGTACAATGGGCTAAGTATGCCCAAGATTGTGAAGATGAAAAAATTCTTTACTACTTAGACAAGATTGAGTTTTTGCTTCGTGGGGCAGAAGCCAATGCAGATTTATGTAACCCCGATAAGGCTATAGAACTTTACAGAAAAGCAGATGACCTACTCAGAAGATTTGAACTGGACTGTTAAGAGGAAACTTGCATTAACTGCATACAAAGAATTGCAGCACATCAAGTATCTAACTAAACCTTATTACAAGAAGTCTAGAAAGTACATGAGGTTCTTGAAACTGAACCACTGTCTAGATTGTATTGACTCCAACAACTTGAAAATAAAACTATAAAATGGCACATAAAGCACATAAACCTTGCTGCGAACCTAACAACTGTGGAGAAATCATTCCTTCTAAGTGTGTTAAGTATACTGGTACTCCTACCACTAATGGTCCAATAGACAAAGAGTTTGAATGTACTCCTTATCTAAATGACGTTATTCATTTGTTTGATGACAACTTTAAAGACATTATTGAGAAAATCGGGATTAGTAAATCTGCCCTTGACAATGCTAACACATCTTGTGGTCTTGGTTTGGTTAATACTAGTTCTCTCACGACATATACAGTTAATGATACTCGCTATGTTCAAAGCGAAGTAGTAGTACAACTGTTGAATGTAGTATGTGCCCTACAAAAACAAGTTAACTACTTAAAGAGTGAAAACGCTACTACAGATAGTGGAAACGTTTTCTGGTTAGACTTGCCTTTAGACCAAGACTTTAAGACTTGGTTGAGTGTTAATGGTCAATGTATTTTGACTGAGCCTTGTGCACCTGCTGGTGGAATCACAAATTTGCGTGGTTTACTTCAGGTGATGATAACTAAACTTTGTACCTGTTGCCCATAATTAATCTAAACTATAATGACTACTTGCGTTGACTGCTACGGAACCAATAACATAGAACCTTGTGCTGAGGTAGGATGTCTTTCCACTAACTACGGAAAATGTATTTCTTATTCAGGAGATGGACTTTACTGTTCATTGGGTCCTATTAACACCTTTACTTATAGTGGTACTGCTGTTGCCATAGTTTCTGAAGTTACTGTAGTAGTTAGTTCTACTGGCGGTACAGGTTCTGGAGCTACTTTTAGTGTAACTCGCGGCCCTTCTTCTACCTCATACACAATTTCTATTGTAAACAGAGGTAGTGGATATGCAGTAGGAGATACTTTAACTATTGCTGGTACAGCAGTAGGTGGTACTGCTCCTGCAAATAACATCTCAATTGCAGTAACTACATTGTCTGCCTTGATTGATTCTACCTACACAGTAGACGCAGCAATCAAGAACTTGCATGATCGTATCTGTAACTTAACTCCAAGTGGACTTTTGTACAGTGGATTTAACTTCTCTTGCCTTCGTCAAGGAGGTAACTTAGAGTCAGTAGGTGCTTCAATTACAACTGCACAAGGATTTGCTGAATCAGCTTCTGCTGCCTTGTGTGCTTTAAACACAAGAGTTAAAGCAGTAGAAACTCCTACATTTACAGTTCCTGGTTGTGTAGTAGGATTGACTTCAGGTGTATCTACGCTTGGTGCAATCTTGACAGAGTATGGAAGTAAGCTTTGTGCTATCGCAAGTGGTAGTGGAGGTATTACAATCACTGGTGTAACAGTTCCTGGTAGTTGTACTATGACTGCACAACCATCATCAACTGCCGCTATTGGTACTTGGATTGATTGGGTAGTAGATAACTTCTGTTCAATCACTACAGGATTAAACGCAGCAATCACCTCAACCAACAGTAACGTAACTACAATCAGTACATTCTTAGGAAGTACAACTAGATTTAATAACAGCGCTAACTGCTTAACTGCCTTAGGAGGTACTGCAACTGATTCAGCTCATGCTACCATCGGTTACTTGACTACTAAAGTATGTGCAGTAGATACTACAGTTACTGCAATCCCTTCTTACATTAAGAATGATAGTGTAGCACTTAACTGGGTAGGTTGTTTTGGTTCTGCTCCTTACAGTTATTCTAACACAGGTGCAAGTATCCAAACACAATTACAACGTATTGTAGCAGTACTAAACGCAGAGAAGACTACTTACTCTGGAGATTTTGTAGTAACTACAGCAGGTTGCGGTTCTAAAGTTGTTTCTTTAGCAGCAGGTGCAGCGTTTTCTTGTGCTTCTTTAGCTGCTTGTTCTATTGATTCTTTGGGTGATGTAGTTATTACAACTCCATCTAACCCTCACGTTCTTTACTACAACGGCACTAACTGGGTTAACAAGAACATCAATGCCTTGGTTACTCTAAGTAGCACTGACACAACTGTTGCTATAACCACAACTACAACTGCAGGTAACGTAAACTATGACTTGAGTGTTACTGGTCTTACCGCTACAAGAGCAAACCTTACAGCAATTGCAGTAGTAGGAGCTAACAATACATTCCCAGCAGGTTTCCCAACAACTCCTGGTAGCGGATATGCATTAGTAACTAAACAAGGAAGCATCGTAACCTTAGCAGGAAGTATTGAGTTAGTTGTAACTAGCGGACTTACTTTAGCTAGTGGTTCTTTGGTTGCTCTTGCTACAGTACCTGCAGGATTTAGACCAATTGCAGGAACTATTAGTTTCTATTGCAGAGTGTTTAAGAAAGCAACTGCTCCTTACACAGACCCTGATGGTTCATTTGATGCACGTATTACAATTGATACTGCGGGTACATTAACTATGATTCCATTCCCCGTATACCCTGCAGCTAGTTTGATTCTTTCTACTGCAGGAAGTAAAGTAGAAGTACTAATTGGAGGTAACTCTTACAGTATTCTACCATAAGACCTTGACAGTTTACTTGGGTTGGTTGTCTGTCAAAACCCCGAATAGAGCCTAGGCAACTAGGCTCTTTTTGGTTTAAGTAAAAGTAATTGACATTAGTAATAGTTTAAATTATATTTGTATAAAAGTAACTCTACACAAACTATGACAATATCAGATATAATATCCAGAGTTAGAGTTTCTAATAAATTTATTAGTGATGATGATTTCATGTCTGATAGGTATATATACAATACCTTAAAGACCAAGGCTAGTGCTTTACTACGTAGAGAAATTAACCTTCGTAAGTTATTAACTTCTGATAATGTATACAGTGCCTACGAGTGTGTAGAGTTGATTTTAGCTCCAGGAGCTGAGTGTGATCTTAACTGCGACATAAGAAGAACTAAGAAAAAGTTACCCAAGATTGAGGAAGGTCTTTACTCCTACTTCATCCAAGGTGTATTTAACACATCTAACTCTGAAGAATTGTTTCCTACAACTATTAGGGACTTTATCAACCATACTAGATTACGAGTAAAGACCAATCGTTCTTACTACACAATCAGAAATGGTTACTTGTATGTCCTTAACCCTGACGTAGAAGCAGTTAATATGTACGCTTACTTTACAGAACCTATTAACCAAGTTCCTTGTAGTAGTATGTATGAGCAGGAGTTTAAGTTTCCTGAGTACTTATTAGATTCTTTGTTAGAGATAACTAACCAAAGTCTTATTACATTCCACAAACTTCCTAGCGAACCTTTTAGCGACAATAAAGATGATGCAATCTAAAACTAAGTTGTCTTTAAAGTCAGACATTAATCCTTCCTCTTTGAAGGCTTATAAAAAGTTTGTAAGTGATACAGGACGTTCTGATATAAGCTATGTTAAGTTTAAAGCTATTATCTTTAAGGTAAACGAAAAAGTCCTTGAGAAAGTAATGACAGGTAGATACAAGATAAGATTTCCAAAGATTGGTCTCTTATCTCTTATCAAGGTTACCCCTACAAAACTACTCAAGAAGATAGACTGGGGTAGATACCACAAGGATGGAGTTTACACAACATTCAAAAACTACCATACCGATGGTATGATGTATAGAATCTTCTTTTATTTGTACGAGAGAAAGTATCCGTACTTTGGCTTTTACAACTTTAGATTAAGTAAACCCAACCAAGTATTGTTGGGACAAAAGATTAAAAACAATGAAATACGCTAACGTAGAATATATCACCTCGGAGCCACTTATTGCGGAAGTAAAGCAAGAGTTAAAGACTTACTTTGAAGCTGGTGCTATTAGTGAGGTACTTATTCCTTCTTTTATAGATCAAGCTTTACGCAAACTAAAGGTTCTTGCACTACAACCAGAGGAAGCAGTAATACGTTTTGAGAACTATAAATCAGAACTTCCCCCCGACTTTTACTTGCTAGACTACGCTTTATCGTATTCTACCGATATATACTGGGATACTGCTGCAGGTTCTATGGTAGGTTCTTGGTATAAGAGTATTCAATCTGATGGATGTATTACAGGTCCAAGCAGTATTGAGATGTACGAAGCTATTACAATTCCTCTTCCTGGCTTTAGGATTTCTATGCAAAGACCTAAATGGATTAGAGTATATGCCGACAGTACTTCATTGTGTGTAGAGAACTGTGAGAACTTAAAGGTTAGCAGTACGGATATTATCAAGATTAACAAGCACAAGAAAGCAAGTGCTAGTTTCCAAGAGGGTTGTGTGTATGTAAGATACTTTGCTCGCCCTGTGGATGACTATGGTATTCCTATGATTCCAGAAGTTTTAGAGGTAGAGGAGTACATTAAATCTTACTTAAAGTATAAATTCTTTGAGCAAATGTGGCATTCAGTAATGGATGAGTCTACAAAACAAGTGACTGAGAAGTTAATGTATTACAAGAGAGAACAGTTAGAGAAACTTCAGGCTGCATTTAACTACCTGATGACTAAATCAAAGCAAGAAATTGCAGACTCTATTGTACGTACCCGTAACCGTTTTAGCAAATTTCACATTAGGTAATGGAAATTAAAGGTAATCAAAATACCAAAGGGTTAAACCTTGATTCAATTAACTGGCAGGTAGAGGGTAGTCAGTTAACTTGGGCATTGAATGCAAACATTATGTCCCATGATGGTAATACGTTTACCTATACAAATGAGATGTCAAACCAAATATGTGTGGACTTTAGTTCTTTTAAGAACGGATATCGCATAGTTGGTTTGCTTAATATTATAGAACAGAACAAAGTTGTTGTATTCTTGGTAGGTCCTGATGGCAAAGGAGAGATAGGAACAATTACAAACAACGGTTTAGATTGTGTAGAGTTAGATTCAGTTGAGACAGATTGCGGTTGTGCTGGTGGTAAGGTAATCAAGGATAATGTTGTTAAGGCTACCACTACAATAACATCTAATTCTAACTCATGTTTCTATGGAGTAGTGTACCAACAGATTGATGATGGTACAGGAAACATGGTTAGCAACTATGACATTCGTTATGTAGACTGTAACGGAAATAGAGTTAGTGCTAACACAAGTAGTTTGATTTTTAAGACACGTCGCCAATGGTATATTGACTTAGGTTATCCTGGGTACGATACTACGCCAAATGGTTTAGATATGATTGTCTCTGTAGTTTGTTTTGATCCACAAGCTACACAAGAGTGGATGGATGAGTTAACCAACACATATAGTTATGTGAGTTACTTCCAACACCCTAACCCACTACTAAACGATACTTTCCCTTGTACCTCTACAGTTACAGAAAAGACTTGTTGTACTTATGATTCTGTCCTTATAGATGAGTGTTGTCAAGATTGTTGCCAAGATTGTTACACAGTAACTCTTGAGACTATTAATCCAACAGTACCTTCTGGCACTAGCACAGGTCAAGTAGTAATCGAGTATACTGATTGTAACGGAGTAGTTCGTGGCATAGAGACTCCTGAAAATAGCTTTGAAGGATATGGTTCTTTTAACATGGTTAAAGACTCTTGGAGAATTATCCAAAGAGGAACAGCAGGTGTTGATGTAAGAATTGTATCTGAGCAGTTATACTCTACAGGAAATTGCAACCCTTGTTTAAACCCTAGTCCTGAGAACTGCTGCTTAAACTTTGATATTGAGAATCCTATCTACGCTACTTATCGTGTAGATCAATGTGAAACTAGAGTATACTTTGTAGATGGTAAGAATGCTCCTCGTTATCTTTCTTTAGAGTTTCCTTTGAACCGTGATGCTTGTGGAGAGTCACAAGATTGTGGTGGTAAGAAGTTAGTGACTAAAAAGAGTTGTGGTGAGTTAAAGATATTCCCAGATACCTGCCATCCTAAAGTAACTCCAACTAGAGTTTCTAACGGAGGTCAACTTAAAGCTGGAACTTATCAGTTTGCTATTGCCTACACAGATGAAGAAGGTGCTGAGTTAACTGACTACTTTGACTTCTGTCAACCTATTCCAATCTTTGAGAAGAAGTTAACTAACCTTACTGACTACCAAACCAACTACTCTATCACAGTACAAATAGACCATAAGGCAAACATCTTTGAGTACTTTAACTTAGTTGTAGCAGAGACTATCCAAGGAGCTACTACAAACTACTATCTGATAGGCACTTACAGAGTACAACAACAATATTTAACCGACAGTATTGTTTATACAGGAGAGTATAAGTCTACTTTTAGTTCTGCTTCGCCTTTAATACGAACTCCTTACTACAACACCGCAGGTATAGTAGAGAACCAAAACGACATCTTGATGTTGGCTGATCTTGAGAAAGAGTATCAATACAACTTCCAACCTTTTGCAAACAAACTTAAGTTGCAATGGGAAACTGTTAAGATGCCTCATGGAGATAAATGGGACTACTCTAATCCTGAGATAGTGCATATGTTCCGCACCTATCAAAGAGACGAGGTGTATGCTTTTGGTATTAAGTTTAAACTAAAGACAGGTAAGTATACTGAAGTATTCCATATTCCTGGAAGAGCTAAGAATCCTGCACTAGGAGACATAGACTCAATCCCAACTACAAGTACAGATTACTTTGTAGAAGAGGGAGATTGTTCTGATGTAGCTGCACCTAAAGAAAAGTGGCAGGTATATAATACAGCAGGACAAGGTCAAGTATTTATCCCTAACAGTCCTACCGAACTAGAAAAGCAATTCTCTTGTGCCATCTTTAACGATAAACGTGGAGAGTTTGCCTACTGGGAATCAAAAGAAAAGTATCCATGTAACGAAGAGATATGGGATACAGATGCTTGGGGAAATGCATTAGCAGACCAACCTATTAGATTCCATAAGTTTCCTGATTCTTTAGTTAATCATATCCACGATGGACTGCATGCTACAGGCAATGCATTTCCTGCATTTGACAACCAATCTCATATCTTTCCGATTGGCGTAAGAGTAGATGCGGATATCTTTAACAATCTTTTAAATACACTAGAACTTGCTAATCCTGCAGACCCTGATAAACCTTATTACGCTAAGGATATTATCTGTGGGTTTGAGTTAGTGTATGCTACTCGTGTAGGACACAAGTCAGTAGTTGCTAAAGGACTTCTCTATGACGTAGGATACTACAGAACAGATGAAGGAAGTAAAGAATACTACTATCCTAACTATCCATTTAACGATATCAACTGGAGAGGCACCAACTCACACACTGACCCTTACTTAAGAACTTCAGGTGATTGGTACAAAAAACAAGACAGAAGAAACAAGAATGAGGACACAAGCGAGTTCAATCACTTTGGTTTTGTAAACAGCAATATTGTAAACTATACTCATAGTCGTTTTACTTTCCACTCTCCTGACACACACTTCTCTTATCCTAAGATTGGTTCTGAACTTAAGTTAGAGGCTCTTGAGATTGGTAGTGTACTAGGGCACTTTGTAGAAGTAGAGGAGCATAGCAAGATTAAACTCTTTACTGATAAAGTACAAACAGTATCAAATCTGCTATCTATCCTACTGAACATCAAAGACTACCGCATTATGACTGAGAACTATTTCCAAGACAAGGAGATGTTTGCTCAGTTAATTGAAAGGTTTACTCCTAAGGTAAACTTTGCGTGGCAGTATAACGGTGTTGCTAAGTACAATGGTTACTTGACTATTCCTAACTCAGGACATAAACGCAGAAGTGTTAAGTTTGGTAACTATGCACCTAGCGAAATTTTGAACTTTGGACAAGGAGAGAAACCATTCCACAACAGATACAGAGAGACTAGTGTGTATCTTTCTTTGAAGACTTCTTTCAATCACCATCACTCTAATATCATAGATAACTCTAGGTATACAGCAGACAGTCACAACAAGTCTTTACCTACCGATGTTGACGATAGCAGAACAACAAGAGCATACTATGGTTCTGTAAAAGTATACAGACCTAATCAGTATGGCCCGTTAACAAACTTGCGTTATCTATCTACTGGATATTCAGTAGACATTGAAATCAATCCTAACAACAACTTAGGTCAGATTCAACAAACCTACTATCCTGCATTTGGTGGAGACACATTTATCAATGCATTTGCTCTTAAACGTAAGCATGCTTTCTTCCGTCAGAATCTTGCAGGTAAGCCAGACGATATTCCTTTTAACTACTACTTGTTTCCTAACTTAGGATACCCTAGTTACTTCTACGGATTTAACGCAGCAGCGCAAGATCCCGAAGCGGTACTTGAAGCACAACTCGTTACTTTTCTAGGATTTTTTGTAGTTGTAGGAGCAATTGCTGGAGCCGCTGCTATTTGGGGCGATGGTATTGCTGCAGGTGAGATAGCATTAGAAGCTCTTACTGTAGGCATTAAGTTAGGTATTATGAATACCGTATCTGATTTGCTTTCTGCTACAAAGCCGTTTGTATTTCTAGATAGAGATGAGACTTTCTCTAACAACTGGTTAGGCATAGGTTCAGGCGGTACATACTTTTACTACAAGGGAATGGTTTACTTATTCTCTTATGGTCTTCCTATCTTTTTTGTTGAGTCTGACGTTAACGTAGATTTCCGTCATGGTAGAAATGATAAGGAAGAAAACTTCTATGGCGCCAAAGAACTTGGAGAGATTCCTGATGAATGGTTGCAAGAGGTAAACGTACCAATTAAGTATGACAACTTCTACCACTACAATCCTACTTATTCAGTACAGAACATAATCAATCCAAACTTTGTATATAACGAGAACTATCCTGAACTATACTGTGAGACAGACTTGTACAACCGAGTAATATACTCTGATGCAGCAGGTAAGTATGGTAAAGGTGATGCGTGGTTAAACTTTAGAAGAGGTAACTTCTATGACTTTCCTAAAACTACAGGTAAGTTAATTGCTCTTAACGGAGTAGAGAATGGAAAAGTATATGCTCGTTTTGAGAACAATACTAAGGTCTACAATGCTATCATCACACTAGACAGTAACAATCCTATTGCAATGGAGATTGGTAATGCTAGTATGTTTAATCAAAAACCTATTGAGATGTCTACAGCAGACATTGGATATTTAGGTACACAGCATAAGGCATTTGTTAAAACTACGCATGGTGGATTCTGGGTAGATGCTCGTAGAGGTCACGTATACCAAGTAACTAGCAATGGTATAGATGAGATTTCTTTGAGAGGTTCTATGCAGTGGTTTAAGGAGAATCTTCCTTTTAAGATTCTTAAGGACTTCCCTAACTTCCCGATAGACAATACATTTAAAGGTATTGGTATCTCTTTAGGTTGGGATGAGCGTTTCCACAGATTGTTCTTAACTAAACTAGACTACAGATTAAAAGAACAGTACAAAGGATTAGTTACCTACGAGAATAAGAAACTATACTACAACGATACTGAGATTGAGTTTGGCGATTTAACTTACTTTGAAAACCACTCATTTACTATTTCTTATAGCGTTCTTATTAAGGCTTGGATTTCTTTCCACTCTTTCCTTCCGAGTGCGTATGTGTCTTTTATAGACCATTTCCAAACTGCTACTCCTACTGGAACTTGGAATCACAACCTATCTCCTTTAACTTATCAAACTTACTACAATCGTTTTTATCCTTACATCATTGAGTACACGGTAAACAACGCACCAAACACTCATGTAGTAAACTCAGTAAGTTATAACCAAGACATCCATAAGTACTATAATAGAAACGACTATTACTCTTTGGGTTCTTACAACGACAAGAATACTCCTAACTTTACTAAAGCTATAGTTTACAACAAGGAACAAACCTCTGGATTAGTTAATCTAATTCCTCAACTTCCTAATGACGCTCGTCAAAGATTGTTGTATCCTAGAGTAAGCAGATTCGGTACTGAGGTACTTGTAACTAAGAGAGACCTTAGAAACACCTTCAATGGTTTCTGGGACTCTACCAACAACAAGGAAAACTTCCAAAGTCTGTTTAGCACTAAATGGGAAGACGTGAGCACTGACTACCCAATCGACAAGGTAATCAATCCTAAGTCTGTTATAACTACAACTCGTCTGACAGGCAAGCAAAAGATCCGTGCTACTTTCTGTAAGGTAAGACTTATCCAAGATAAGTTTAATCGTTATAAATTCATCAACAATCTACAACTAACACAAACCACTAACTCAGTAATATGACACCTGATGTAATAAGCTCTATAAAACCTGAAGTGTACCTAGGGCAGTTTTTTAACTCACGGGATATCGTACATCTCGCACACTTGCAAACAACTTCTTATGCAGAGCACAAGGCGTTAAATGAATATTATGATGGCTTACTACCACTAGTAGATGACATGATAGAAGTTTACTTTGGATGCTTAGGAAAGAGACTAAACATTAAGATACCAAGTGCAGAATATATCAATGCAGAAACACATCTAAAACAGTTCAAAGACTATGTAAAGAAGCATAGGAATGTACTAGGTTCAGACCGCACAGACGTACAGAATATTTTAGATGAAATAATCGCTTTGATAAATAAGACATTATATTTGCTTACCTTAAGTTAATCTTTAAAAATCAATGAATAATTCTAGCCTCAAAGAGATGTACTATGCCAAGAAAGGCATGCAGATGAAGAAGGGTGGTAACTGGATTAAAAAAGCAGTTTCTAAAAACCCAGGATCTTTTACTGCACAAGCCAAGCGTGCAGGTATGAGTACAAGTGCTTTCCGTGAGAAAGTGTTGGCTAACAAAAGTAAGTTCTCTGGAACTACAGTTAAGAGAGCTAACTTAGCTAAGACACTTTCTAAAATGAAGAAGTAATGAAGTCATCTTTGTTTGAGCACTACAAAAAGAAATACGGTTCTGGTGGTAAGCTACCAGTACGTAAGACTGGTATGTGGTATCAAGACGGAGATGTAGTTGTTCCTTCTAACGAGATTACTATGAAGGGGCCTGAGGGAGAGAAAGATTACTTTGACTCTCCTATCTTAGGCATTGGATTACTCTCAGGAGATACTCAGGTTATGGAGCCTGGCAAAGATTATTTGTTTCCTAACGATGAAGCAGTAGTTGAAAAGAAAATGCAGATGGGCGCAAAGACTAAAGCAAAGGAGGTAACTCCAGAGCAAGAAGCCCGTCTAAGAAAGTATCTAAAGACTCCTCAGAGCAACGAGGCTAACTTACCTAACTGGTTAGATTTATCTTCAGGTGCTACTAACTATGCACGTAGAAGAAATCAAATGACTACACAGGAGTTAATGGAAACTCCTGGAGACATATCAAACCAAGTTAAGAGTGCATTTGATCAAGGTATCGAGTATTCTATAGATGCAGGAAACCAACTAGGTAGATTTAGTACACAAGGAGTATACAAACCTTTTGGAGAGAATAGTCTTCAAGATATTTATAGTGGTCTTACTTTAAGTAAGTCTGGTAGAAACAACTCTTTAGTTATTAGTCCTACTCAACAACAAGTAGGTTTTAGAGGTAAGACAGGTAATGTAAATTACAAAAGAAGTATGACTGACGATGAGACTATCTCTGAGTTAGCGTTTAACTTAAATGTATTACCAGAAGCTTTGAATTTATATGGACAAGGAAGTATTACCGATGCAGGTGTTGGTCGTACAACTGACGGACAGTTAATGTTTAATCCTCAGTACAAAGCACAAGCAGGTGTTAGAGGAACTGTAGGTCAACTAGACTACAATATGAGTGGCGCTTATGACCCACAACAGGGCTACTCCTACCAAGGAGATGCAGAACTAAACCTTCTTAAAGACAGACTAAGTCTAAGAGGTAATGTATCAGGAAGTGAGAAAGAAGGACTAGAGTCTTTATCAGCAGAAGCCAGAGCAAAACTTCTAAAGAACTTACAAGTAAGTGCTGGTTATAGTCAATCAAAAAACAATCCTGCAAACTTTAATATTGGCTTAAGTTATAACAAAGCTTTCCAAGTAGGAGGAATGTCTATACCAGGAGTTAACGGAGTTATAGTATCTACTATGCCAACTACAATTAGAGATAGTTACAAAAAGAAAAAGAAATGAAAAAGCAAATGATAAAAAGAGCAGATGGTTCTTACTCACAAAGAGGCCTTTGGGACAACATTCGCGCAAACCGTGGTAGTGGCAAAAAACCTACTGCACAAATGCTTAAACAAGAAAGAAAGATTAAAGCAAACATGGCTGATGGCGGTGTAAACAATCCTGGCTTTAAAGCATTGCCTGGTTATGTACAAGCAAAAATCAGAGCCAATATGCAAGAAGGAGGAATGACAGGTTCTCCTATTGTAGATATCATCAACAACCAAAGTCAGATGCCTATGATGCAGATGGGAGGAACAATGCCTCAAACTTCTGCAGGTCAGTCTGTACTACAAGAAGCAATGGCAATGAGCAAGATGCAAGATGGCGGTAAAATGCCTAACAACATTGCACGTGCT